CGTCGATCGTCTAGTGCAGATGAACGTCCCTGTGCGCGGTGTGCAGTTCGGCGCACGGCCTGAGGGGCTGGTGAAGCTTCGGCATGGGGTGAAGGTTGCCAACCGCAGAGCTGAGTTGTGGGCTGTGATGCGCGAATGGCTTGAGGGTGGTGTGATCCCAGATGACCAATCGCTGTCGGACGATCTGACCGGCGTCGAATATGGTTTCGACGCGAACGATCGGATACTGCTTGAGAAGAAAGAGCACATGAAGAAACGCGGTCTGTCGTCACCGGATGATGGCGATGGCTTGGCGTTGACGTTCGCGACGCAGGTGTTGCCGGCTGCATGGGGCGATGACGACGACCGATCGGAGACTGCCGGACGCTATGAAAGCACCGGTTATTAGCGACGTTTGGGTGTCCGAGAACAAAGGTTATCGGACATAACCTCCGTCAATCCCCTACTATTCGCATTGTCGCCGCAGCCGCATGCCGTCTCCGTTAAACAGGAGACGGTCCATGGCCACCGACAAGACCCCGACGCAGGCAGAGCGCATCGAAACCCTCGAGGCAGAGGTCGCGAAGCTCGACAAGATCTGCGGCAAGATCGTCAAGGCGCTGGCGTCGGCTGATCCTTCGCTGATCGCGGCAGCGCTGGCGAAGTAAGTGGGTCCTGTCCCAACCGAAGTGTATCTCGACGATCCCGACGCGTTGCTCAATGACGCGCCGGCCGAAGCCGTGTTGGCCGATGAGCCGGATGCGGTCGAGAAACTGCTGTGGCTCGCGCAGAGCCAAGGCGACATTTCGGGGGCGTGGACAGACGAGGGCCTGACGAAGCTCGGCAGCGAGGTCGTGCAGGACTATACCAAGGACAAGGGCGAGCGTTCCGAATGGGAGCGCATCGTTCTCAAGGCGCAGAAGTCGGCAGCGCAGGAAGCTAAGGGCCAGAAGGATTACCCCTGGAACCGGGCTTCCAACGTCCACTATCCGTTGCTGACTGTTGCCGCCACGCAGTTCAATGCCCGCGCCTATCCCGCGATCGTCAAGGGCGATGAGGCGGTCAGCGTCAAGGTGGTCGGTGCCGACAAGGGCCGGCCGCAGATGATGCAAACGCCGCAGGGCATCATGCCGGTTCCGGTGATGGGCCCAGACGGCCAGCCAGTCATGGGCCCCAATGGCCAGCCACAGATCCAGTGGGCGGTTCCTCCCGGCGCCAAGGCGTCACGCGCAGCCCGGGTGAAGGACTATCTGAACACCGTCCTGTTCTACCGCATGAAGGAATGGGAAGCCGACACCGACGCGCTGCTGTTGCAGCTGCCGATCGATGGCTGCGCGTTTCGCAAGGTCTGGTATGACGGTGACAAGGACGAGCAGTGCTCCGCGCTCGTGTCGGCGCTGCGCATCATCGTGCCGAGTGGCGCCAAGTCCTGCGAGACCACGCCGCGCCTCACGGAGGAGGTCTGCGAGGTCTATCCGTACCAGATCGCCGAGCGCATGCGGTCCGAGTTCTACCGCGAGCAGATCCTTCATGCCGATGGCGAGGACGACCAATCGCCGCGCATGCTGCTCGAGCAACACCGGTTGATCGATGTCGACGGCGATGGGTTGCCCGAGCCGTATATCGTGACGGTCGACCATGCGACGGCTAAGGTGCTGCGGATCGAGGCCAACTTCGGGCCGCGCGATGTTGCGATGAACGAGAACGGCAAAGCGCTGTCGATCACGCGTGGCAAGTTCTACATCAAATACAGCTTCTTCCCGCATCCGCAGGGCAAGTTCTACGACATCGGGCTGGGGCATCTGCTCGAGCAGATCGGCGACGTGGTCAACACCGCGATCAATCAGCTGATCGACGCAGGCCACGCGCAGGTAGCTGGCGGCGGATTCATCGCATCGGGCATCCGGCTGCAAGGCAATGGCCGCACGTCGTCGCTCAAGTTCGCGCCTGGCGAGTACAAGACCGTCAACGGTGTGACCGGCGACCAGCTACGCAACGGCATCTACGAGCGCACCTTCCCGGGTCCGTCACAGACGATGGTGTCGATCCTCGACATGATGCTGGCTGCGGCCCGCGACATCTCGTCGGTCAAGGACGTGATCACCGGTGACGCATCGAACAACGGGCAGGTCGGCACCACGCTGGCGCTGATCGAGCAGGGTCTGCAGGTCTTCACGGCGATCTACAAGCGCATCTACCGCTCGCTGCGGGAAGAATATGCGCTGATCTTCGACAACATCGCCAAGTGGGGCGGTGAACGCGCTGCGGCAGACTATGCCGAGGTGCTCGACGATCAGCAGGCGGACTTCGCTGCCGACTTCAATGCCGACGACATGGACATTCGACCGGTGTCGGATCCGACCAGTGTCACCCGCATGCAGAAGATGGCACGGGCGCAGTTCCTGATGGGTGTGGCTGCGAATAACCCGCTGGTGGATCAGGCGGAAGTGCTGCGGCGCGTGTTCGAGGCGGCTGACATCGAGGATGCGGACAAGCTGTTCGCGGCGCCTCAGCAGCCCGATCCCGAACAGGCGGCGATGGCGCTGGCCGGCGCACAGGCTCAGCTCGCCAAGACCACGTCCGAGACGGCGAAGAACAACACCACGGCCCAGAAGACGCAGGTCGATGCGCTCGCCGCTGCGGCCAACCTTGGTTTCATGATGGGAACGAACGATGACCCCCTCGCAGGAGGAATTCCAGGCATGGCAGGCGGACCCGGTGACGATCTGGGTTATGGCGGCGATGGGCTCCTACGCAGGGAAGTTGCGTGATGTGTGGATCGAACACACATGGACCGCGGGCAATCACCCGGACTCCTCCATGCTCACGGATTTGCGCGCTCGAGCAGACGCGCACCTCGCCCTTTCCGAACTCTCCTACGAACGAATGGTGGAACTAGATGGGACAGATCCCGAGCCTCGCTGACTGCAATCCCGGCATCAAGCCGGTGGAATATTACGTCCTGATCGCGCCCGAAACGATCGAGGAGCGCACCGCCGGCGGGATCTACATCCCCCAGGCCAAGCGTGAAACTGACGAGATCGCGACGCAGAAGGGCCGCATCGTTGCGCAGTCGCCGCTCGCATGGGGGTTCGCCGATGGCGACGATCACCGCGGCAAGGTCGGTGATGTCGTGCTGTTCGGCCGTTACGCCGGCTCCCTGATCGAGGGCGTCGATGGGAAAACGTACAGAATTTGTCGCGATAAGGACATCGCGGGCGTTTTTGAGGAGCAATCGTGATGCGCAGAATCCTGATCGCAGCCGTCGCGCTGTGCTTGCCGATCGCCGCGCAAGCGCAGTCGGTATCCAAGACCCGGGCCGCGCCGGCGGTGTCGGGTGGCTTTGTCCTCAAGGCTGGCGCGGCTGTGCTGGCGGGCATGAACGTCACGACGGGCGCGGCCGCTGGATATGTCATGGTGTTCGACGCTGCGACGGTCCCCGCTGATGGCGCTGTGACTCCGCTGCGCTGCCTGCCGGTCGCTGCAAACACGGGCGTCGACATCAACTTCCGTGGATCGCCGCTCAAGTTCGACGTGGGCGCTGTCATCGCGTTCTCGACGACCGGTTGCTACACCAAGACATCGAGCGCGACCGCGTTCATCGCAGGCGATATCCAGTGAGCGGCGCTGCGATTCTTCTGGCGTTGCAGATCGTTTCGCCACTGACGCCGCCAGCTCCTGCCACGGTCGACACGACGGCCCGTAGCGCTGCGGCTGCTGCCCAGACGGCCGCACAGCAGGCCGCGGCTGCTGCGGCGCTCGCATGCCAGCCCAGCGCCACGATCCCGCCTATGGAGATCGTCGGAGGCTCTGCGGGCAGCGGTGACGCCTGCCGCCTGGCCAACGCTGTGCAGCCACGGATCAGCCGTACGGTATCGGGAACAACCGTAACCGGTAGAACTGGTGCCGTGACGTGGCCTGCAATGGGCTCGGTGCCGCGCCTGACGGTTACGCCTTACGTCGCATCGTCGGCCGTTCAGGCGCCCATGTGCTTCCCTGTCGCCGGTTCGGTCACGACCACCGGTGCCACGATCAAGTGCTTCACCTCACAGTCGGTGACCGTCTCGATCCTTGGTGCAGTCGTCGCGCCGATCACCACCGCAGCGGCCGGCGTCACCTTCGACGTTCTCGCGCTCCCGACTTCGTAAGGATACGCCATGTCCCGCACCGACATCACCGCGATCAACGCCAAGACGATCAGCGTTAACAGCGTTCCGATCGCGGGCTCTGCTGCAGCGTTCGGCCCGTATACGACGTTCGATCAGCTGGACGCGGATGTGGTGCTCGCGCTCAACGGGACGGTCATTCAGGGGCAGATGACGTCGGCGCTGGCGTATACCAACATCGATCATCTTAACGTGCTGAGCGGCGTCAGCCTTGGTGACGTGGTGAAGTATGGGACACCCTCGACAATCGCCAGCGGCAGTGCGACGGGCCCGCTCAATCCTGGCAGCGCACCTATTCCGACGCCTACCCCGACACCCACACCAACGCCAACGCCAACGCCGGGTGTGCCTACTGCTGACGGCGCAGAAGAGGCGGTGATCTCGCCAGCCGTGACGACTGCGCGCTCGACCTACATGCAGACCAAGACCGGCCCTGTCGTCGCGCGTCAGTCGCAGATGGCGGGCGGCAACGGTGTGTATTGGGGCGACCTCGCGAAGATGCCTTCAACGGCCTACCCGGATCGCATTTTCAACTATTTCACGACCGACCACGACACGGCCGATGGCGGCATCTACCTGTCCGTGTGCGTCGGCAATCCGAAGACCGCGGCGAACTGGAAGAACTACGCCGATGCCGTCGCGGCGGGCTGGCTGGACGACTTCACGACGAAGCCGGCAGCGAACCCCATCTTCATTGGCTCGCAGAACGTCGGCAGCGCGCGGCAGGCGGAAACCGCTCGCGTGCGCAAGATCGGCTCGCAGTATGTCATGACGTACCAGCTCGGGACGTCGATCGATTCCAAGTCTGGTGGCGCGTATCGCAATCAGGCGACGCTGCGCGCCCTTTCCGCCGACGGTCTGAATTGGGTCCGCAATGCAAACGTGGCCTTGCTTGAGATCGGCTTGCAGCAGGCGATCGGCAACGGCCACACTGGCTATCTGCGCTGGGGCCTCAATCCATTCCCGGGCATCATCAATTCCGCAACGGGCGCTAAATACCTATACGTCGGCTATTCACTGATTGGCGGTACGAACCGCTCGACGCAGGGGCAGTGGGCGACGGACGACCCCGTTGCTGGCAACTGGACCTTCATCACGCCGCTGCACAAGTCGGCGGGACGCGCATCACCAGGTGGGCCGTACGACAACAAGTTCGCGTTCAACTGGAACACGTTGAACATCGACTCGATCCGTCAGACGCGGCAGGGATGGTCGGCGCAGATGTCGGCGTTGCAGATCGGATCCGGGACGGCCGAACAGATCGGATCGACCTATGAGGTGTTGCTAGGCGACGACGGTATTACGATGCTGGGCAAGCCGCAACTCATCATCGAGAAGGGCGCGTCTGGCAGCTACGACGAGTCCACTGCAAGCCTCGCCGCGGTGATGATCTTCGGCAACGAGCGTATCGTCATGTACAACGCGGCGAGTGGTACGGACGAGAAGACGAACGCGATGACCACGGGTCCGCTGCGCAACCCGCAGAACACGTGGTTCGATCCGCTGCTCCCCGCCATTCCAGCAACGATCACGACCAAGACCGCTAACTTCAAGGGCGCATCTGCGGTCCCGGCTGGGTTCGAAGTGGTCACTGTGGGCACGACGCCTCCTGCGCCGACCTATGACGCGAACGGCATCTTGATCCCGCTCGACGGCACGCAGGCAACGCCGTCCGAGTTCTACGTGTTCGAAAGCACGGGCATCGATCCGGCGACGACCGATTACGTCGACTTCTACGTCAAAGACTGGATTACGCCAGCCGGGGCGCCAAACCGCGTGCCGTTTTTCGGGTTCGCCACGACCAAAGGCGCGAAAGGTGCACAGACGGATGCGATCTGGCTGTCCAACGGCGAGGGCACGGGCGTCAACTTGTGCTTCAACCAGCTTGTCGGTGGTACGTCTCCGCTCCCGACCGTGCAGGAGCCGTACCATTGGGGCATCGGCGGCCCCGGCAACGCGCGCGACCAGACCCGCGACGGCGCGAACAAGGGTATCGGCCTGCGCTGGTTCCCGCAGCGGGACCGCATGTTCGTGCTTGGCGAAGGTGGCACGGAGATGGAAGAGTTCGGCACCTCGACCGGCAACTATGCGGGCAACCTCGACAAGACGAAGCGCTGGTATCCGGTCATGGGCTTTCGTGGTCAGGGCGCCGCGGCTGTGTCGGAGCGCGTCGGCTCGTTCACGGTCAAGGTCGGCAACACGGCATCGCCAGCACCAACGCCCGCCACGATCGGCAACGTCACCCGCACGGTAAGCGCGGCAGACGGCAATGCCTACAGCTTCCCGACGCTCGATCTCGGCACGGCAGCGGGCAATCGCTACGTCGCGTTCATCGTCTCGGGCTATTGCGCATCGCCTGCCGCAACGGACCTCCAGGCGTCGCTGACGCTCTCGGATGGCACGGTGCTGCCGCTTACTCGCCAGCACTTCCGCACCAGCAGCTATGCGACGACCTCGTATAGCCTCGCAGGTCTGTTCGTCGTCGCAGTGCCGCAGAGCGTCACGACGGGCACGCTTAACGTGTCGATCATCGGCACGCAGTTCGTGCGCTGTGGCGTCTCGACATTCCCGCTCTACGGAATCGACGGCATTACGCCCGCCTATGTCGCGAGCAACGATGTCGTTCGAAGCACTGGCGGCAGCAACACGAACAGCATGGCGGTCAGCATCGGGACCGAGGTGGCAGGTGTTGCCATCCTGGGCGAGATGATCGGCGTCAGCACTGCCAGCTATATCTACAGCGCATCTGCGCAGACGACACGCCGCGTGGCGCCGTTCTCGGTGGCAACCAGCAACAACCTGGCCACGGTCACGACCACCGGCATCGCAT